TGGAAGGAACCATCGTGCCTTACGTGCATGATGACGAAAACCGAAACCTCTACATTGGTGACGTGGCCGACTCTGTTCTCACGAACAGCGGTGCAAGGCTCCTCATCAACGACAGCGGCATCCTCGACAACTTCCTCACGAACAACTCTTACGATATGTCCCAGAGTGTTGAAAACGGACGCCTCGACTCTGTTTCCACGATGCTCGCATACGATGAACGTGACCCAGCAATCATCAACGATGCAATCTGGGAATACTCGCCAGCAAACAACAGCGATTCTGCTACACTGGCAAACGCTTGGAACCTCTTCCTCGACAAGGATGGCACGGACGTGTCCATGCTCATCGGTGCTGGTACGGGTATCAACGCTTTGTTCAAGAAGAACCGCGAAACTCTCGACGGAACGGTTATCTCCGCTATCCTTAACGTCTGCGAACTCCGTAAGGACTGCTTTGCTATCCTTGACGGCGTAGGCGAAGCCAACATCGAAACGACCCTCCGCAAGATGATTGGCGCTCAGGGATTCGGTGTCAAGGGCCGTTGGGGTGCCATCTATGATGGGCGAGGCGTCTTCTTCGACAGCTACTACACTCTCATGAACGTAGAAGTCGTGAAGTCCGTCCAGTTGGCTTCTATCATCACGTCTAACGCCGCTAACGGAATTTGGTGGTTGCCGCCTTCTGGCGAAATCAACGCTGTGATTCCGACGGAATGGGGCGTAACCGAAAAGTATCCGAGAACCTTCAAGTATCCTGAAGACACGGATTCCAACATTGCACGTCTTACTGAAATCAGGGTCAACCCGACCCGTTTCAACAGCCGTGGAATGTTCGTCTGGGGCGACTTCACGATGCAGAAGGATAGCACTGCATTCGACCAGATTCATGTGGCAATGCTCTTGGCTGGTATTCACAAGATGTTCTATCACTACCTCGATAGGAAGGTCTTCCAGTTGAATACTACCAACCTGCGTACAAACATTCAGTCCGACTTGCAGGCTCAATTGGATGCAATCATGAACACTAACCCAGCTGGTTTGTACTCTGGCACGGCAATCTGCGACGATACGAACAACACGTCTGACGTAATCGACAGAAACGAGTTGCACGTTGACCTCAGGTTGAAACCAACCAAGACCTCTCGCTGGATTACATTGAGAACTGTTGTCGAGTCCAATGGTTCCAGCAACACTCAAACCACTTCACTTTATGTGTAATGGGAGGTAAACTATGGCTATCAATCAGACAATTGATGACGAATTGAAGAAAAAGGTGTTCTATGGCTCTGCCATCGACACCTTGGCCGACCCGTATAGAACCAGCCGCTGGCGTATGCTGATTTCCACCGAAATCTTCCACGCTTTCGGCATGGGTCTCCAAAACCACGACCAGTTCGATATTCAGGACGGCGAAGCCTCCTTCGCATATTACGTGCAAGAGCCGCCTGACATTCCTGCTGTCGAATTGGAATCTAGGGCATTTCAGTACATGGGCTTCAACAAGCACTATGCTGTTGGTCAGAAGGGCCTTGACGGCACTTTCTCCATCGGTGGTGTGTGTACGGAAGACATGGCCCCGTATGAAGCAATGATGGAATGGCGAAATCTCATATACAATACAGGTGAACTCACCTTGGCAAACCGTTCCGACGCCAACTGGCAGACGAACCGTATCGCACAGGATTCGTCCAACCACATTCACCTCGGTCTCGGACAGCAAGCCAACTGGACTAACCCTACGGTGCAACTGCTCCGTAACCAGAGCGTGACGCTTGAATACTACGACTGGATGTATGGTGACTGCATCTTCTCCATCACGTATATCAACGCATGGCCGAAGAAGGTTTCTCTTCCCCAGAAGGGAACCTATGGTACGGCTGAACTGGGTAAATGGCAAGCAACATTCCAGTACGACAGGTTCACAATCTGGATTCCGCCTGGATACAAGTACGTCTAACCGACGCGAAAACATTAAAGGGCAAGCATCTCGCTTGCCCTTTTCTTTTATATGGAGTTAATTAAACTCCGCGTTTCCAATGGAGGTAGTCCATCGTATCATCTGGAATTACGGGTCCTTTTTTCGGCTCGTGTTCAAGTTTACCTTCTGGCGTGATATTGATAATCTCGTCTCCAACAAGAGCCATGCATCCCTCGACATGTTTGTCGCCAATCTGTTTAAGCGTGGCGAGATAAGCCTCACGGTTGCGGGCGACACCAATCAGCTTGATACTTCCCTTAAACGGGTAATAGAAACTGACAGGGTCCATAACCTTGTTTTCGACCACAACAGGAACCCCGCTGAATATATCCTTGAGGTTATCGATAAGTTCGCTAACAGGGTTGCTTTCAAGATACATCATGCCATCCACGATGAGTCTGTCCAGCCGCTCAATTATGCCATAATTTTCATAAAGTGCACTACGAACTTTATAGTATTTGTCTTCACAGGTTCCCTGACCAGCGACAGCATCTTCCAGGTTACGCCTGATGCTCTTTAGGCTGTCGATTGTACTCTGATATTGATACAGAGTGATTGATACTGTTTGTATTTCATCTTCGTCCAACAACATAGTCGTACTCCTTTTAACGCAATCCGCCCCAGTTAATCGGGAACCATTTTTCGACGGCATCCTTATCACAAAGGTAGTCGTCTCCGCTCTCGTCATCCCAGCAGTCGCAAGCCTTGTTCCAAACCGCGAACTGCTGTCCGTGGAAACTTGGCCAAATAGCAACAGGCTCGTCATCTTTTGGAAGTATATCTTTAGTCAGACGCCATCCGCTTCCGAGACATCCTGGCTTGCATTTCTTCGGGAGCATGTTACTGTTCACGTAAGCAAAGTGAGTGAAATTCGTTCCATCTGGTGGTAAAATTTCATCAAGTTTTCCACCAAGCCAGAACATTCCCCCATCGTAGTACCCCGTGTAGATTGTATCTGGGTCCTGCTCGGCTACAAGGAAAAGCGGAATGTTTTCACGCGGGGTTTCCTTGCCCACCTCGTACCAGTACATTTCAGATTGACATCTTAATTCCATATTGGTCTCCTTGGTTAAATTTGTTTGAGTTTTGGCCATGCACTAAGTTCCAACGGCGTTGCATCAGTGACCACATCATCACCGTACATTTTACGGAGTGCCTCTCTTGCATTTGCCAACAGGGTATGCGGCTCACTGAACTTGAAGAACACAGTAACCTTGCCAGCCGTTGGCTTGAGCTTGAATGTTGCACACCATATATTATTCATGATAATTTCCATGGAGTGATTTGAGTTCTCGCTTTATGGCAAGAAGCTCTCTGTACATCTGAAGCTGACACAGCTTATTGTTTCTGTTCATGCAGTCACTAGAAAGGACATATTCTAGGTACTTGATTTCATTCTCAAGCCATTGAATCTTCCTCTCTTCCGTCTGCAATCTATTTGCATTCATGTCTAGGGTTTCCATATTGATTCTCCGTATTGTTTAAAAGTATTTATTTTAGCCGACGTAAATGATTTTAGGTTCTTTCATCAAGCTTAAACGGTAATTGAGATAGCATTCAAGGTCATAAGAACTGAAAGAGTAGTAACCTCCGCTCTTGTAGTTCTTCAACATGGCAACGTAGTCAGTAAACCTTTTCTCGGTCAGCAACGCAGTCAAAACAGTGATATCGACTCGGCAGTCGTTACCCATGATGTAAAGCCCAGAGTATACGCCTTTCCCGGATTCGACAAAATTCACCTTCACGCTGTCAGTTCCCTTGACAACGCAGTTTACTGCAAGTTTCGGCTTGTAGACATCGTTGATTGCCTGGGTTCTACCGAAGTGGCACCAGTCCAAATCTGGTTTGTCCTTTCTTCCTTTCAAGAGTTCCTTCTTGTGGTGGATGAGGAAGGCTTCGACAGAGTCATCCATCGAGTCGCCAAAGCGATGAGGTTTCAACAGGTCTTCCTTAGGTATTGGATGACCGCCCACATCGTATGGATAGAAACAGGTTCCCCACTTTCCAGTAGATGCCTTCAAGACAGGAATGCAGTACATTCTAGGAAGGTCATCAGCGTCGATGAATACCTTGTCGGCAAGGGTTGCGAACCCGTTCTTGACGACAACCTTTTTCGGGTAATTGCCAGATTTAATCTCACGAAGTTCTTTCAACTCGCTCCAACAACCGATGTAGAACTTTCCGTCAATGGTCATTTCATCTAGTTTCAACCTGTTGCAGGTGTTGTTCAAAATCTGGTCCAACTCGTTGAAGTTGGCTACCTTGACATCGGCATCGTGAAGGCTCTTGTCGATACAGGTAATCATCGAGTAAGTCGTAATTCCCTTGAAGACCTGCTTGTGGCCGAAGTCGATAAGGCACGAAAGGTTTCCGTTTTCCCGCAAATACTTTCTGAAATTCGCACCAGATGTAGAGTGCATCCAAGACGATGGGGTGATATACGAGAGGATGCCCTTGTCATTAAGCATCCTGATACCAAGCTCGAAGAAGGCTAGATACAGGTCGCACATTCCTTGGTCGGCAAACTTGTAGTTCTTGACCACATCATACAGCTTCCCGAGATTGTGGACACGGACGTAAGGAGGGTTGCCAACAACATAGTCCATCTTTCCGTCATAATCCTTGATTGAAAGTGAGTTGCCAAGCCGTATATCCCAGTTAACGTCGCTTACGCCGTACATTGCCGCTGTATCGTCAAGCCTTTTCTTCAACTGGCGGAAGTTAGATTTGTTCAGTTCGATTGCGTGAATATAGGTTTCAAGGGCTTCCTTCAATCCCTTCTTGCCTTTCTTGATACGGATATGCTCAACGCAATATCTGGAAATGGCGGCAACGACGATGTTTCCGTCGCCAGCACTGTTGTCCATAAAATGATGTTCAAGGATACGTTCGGCCCCGACATATTTGGCAACATCGAGAAGGACATTTACGATACTCAACGGGGTAAAAACCTTACCTTCTTCTTTCAACGCATTTTTAATCATAGTTTCATTCCAGCCTGTTCAAGCACAATCGCCTTGGCAGAGTTGTAATCCATTGAAAATTCTTTCATGTATGCGGCAATTTCCGCTTTGAGTTCGGCAACACGCTTTCCTCGTGTAGGATTGTACTGCATGTTCAAACGCATTCCATGCAAGCAGTCGAACGCATGAGCCTGCTGTTTCTTCGTAAGGTGGAAGAAACTCTGGGTATTTGTCTGGAGCAGGATATCGTCCACCTTAGGGTCACGTTCAAGAGCAACCTGTACAAGAAACGGCTCAAATACGTCCTCTTCCTCGACAGAAACAGGAACACCAGCCATACGGTTTCTAAGAAATTGTGAAACACTGAATTTCATTCTAGCCTGCCGTCGGTTGAGCCATCTTCAGTAATCCGTACTTGTACAACAAGAGGATAACCTTGGAGATATAAGCGTTGACGACAGTGTAAGGGTTCACCTGGAACTCGCTCATCTGTTCATACTGTCCCGTAATGACACTGAATTCAAGCCTTGCCATAGGAGGAAGGATATTCTTCTCAATGATGATG